TGCGCTACCTCAAGTCGGCCGGCAGCGGCATCGTACCGACCACCGCCGAATCGCACAGTATGACGGTGCCGATCCGCATGGGGCTCGTCGGTAGCGTGTGGGACGCCAATGGCAATTGGAGCGCGGTCCCGGGTGTAGTGAATCCTTTCTGGGTCGCCGCCAATACCTACCTGCGGGCACTCAGCCTCAACCATGCCGACCCCGCCACGCAGCTCTCCTACTTGGTGCTCGATTCCATCACCAATACCGATGGCACCGGGGCGGCGGACATCGCCGGGCTGTGGGTCGCTCCGATTGTCGGCACCACCATCCCGGCTTTCCAGATCACGGCCAAAGGCGCGGCCCTGGCGCATTACAATCTCGACTACTACAACGGCACTTTCAGCTACCAGACGACCGGCGGTCAGACGGTGAGCCTGCCGATTGCGACGGCCATCTCCGACGGCTACATCTCGGTGCTCAATGCGCAGCCCAACCAGGAACCGCAGTTCATGTTCCAAGGCATGCTGGCGCAATCGAAACCCTTCCGCGATTGGATCAACGAAATCCTCAACGCCGCGCTGGGCTTCTGGTGCTTCGAGTTCGGCAAGCTGAAGCTCGGGTGCCGCTACGACGCCATCCCCACGGATTCCTTCACCCTCGGCTCGATGGTCTACCAGTCGCTCGCCATCACGCCGATTCCCGGGACCTTCGAGTACCTGAAGATCTCTTTCGCCAACGTGGAGTTGCAGTATCAGCAAGACCTCGCCGAATACGAGGATAAGGACCACGCGCTGTACTACAACCGGGGAGCCACGCCGCTCACCTCCTCCATGAATTCGGTTGGGATCTCCACGCTCTCGCAAGGCCTCCGCATCGCCGTAACGCGCACGCGCGAAGAGGTCGGCGGCATCCTGCGCACCGATCTCGCGAATCCCTACGTCGAGTACGACAACAACAAGCGGGTGAGCTTCAAGAGCACGCTGCTCGCGCTCAACAACGAGGTGGGGCAGGTGATCTCTGTCACCCATCCCGACGTGCCGACCTACCCTGGCGCGGCCTCCGGCAGTAAGGCGGGCAGCAATGGGCCGTTCCCGGCGAATACCTGGCCCTTCCGCATCAAGAAGTGGATGCTGCACTCTGATTGGAGCATCAGCATTCTCGGCGACTCCTGCGTGGATTCCATGTATGACCTCGATGTGGGGCCGGTCCCCTCGGGCGTCGGTCCCCGGCCGCTGCCGGTGATGTTCTGGCCGCAGCCGCTCGGGCAATGGGCACCGTGCCAGATCGAGGCCGACCCGGCGGATGCGCTCTACCCGGGCGAGTTCAATTTCAATTTGCAGCAGACCTTCCAGTACCAGGGCGACGGTACGCTGCTCACTTCCGCGGTGGTCGCGGGCATCCTGCCCGTCAATCAGTTCATTCCCAATTGCGGCGCGCCCGACATCAAAAAAGGCAGCGTCAGTTGGTCCACCACGGGCGGCAGCATCCCCGGCGGCACGACGGTGTTCCTCCAGCTCTGCGCGGCCTCCTACGACACCTCGGGCTCGAGTCCGGTGCTGCTCCAGTACAGCCCGCCGTCGGAGATCCTGGTGCTCCAGGTGCCCTTTGGGACCGATACCAATTCGCTCACGCTCAACGACATCATCTGGCCGGAGACCTCGGTGCAGCATCTCGGCTGGGTGCTGTTCGCGAACGAGAGTGAGGACCTCATCTGCGGGCAGGAATCCGGGCTCGGGCTTCCCACCTCCATCACTTTCGATGGACCGATCCTGCGCCAGACCTACGCGGTGCCCGACCCCAACGTGAGTATCCTCCGGCTGCGCGCCCAGGTGCTCATCCATGGCGGCGTGCTCGGCGCGGGTGTGGATTCCATGACCAGCTCGCCGCCCACCTTGACCAGTTCGGCGACCGTCGACACCGAAGCCATCGACAATTGGGCGGGCCGCGTTCTCGCCATCATCGGTCGCCAGGGCAGCGACGGCATCGCGCCGTGGGCGCACTTCCATATCGAGGGCTTCACACCCTTGACCGGCAAATTCGCCCTGGACCGCGATCCCATCGCGGCGGGCGTGCTGCCCGATGACGTGTTTACGGTGTGCTTCCTCGGCTCCGACAACAGCGCCAATCCGTACGTCATCGGCGACCCCGGCCTCGCCAATGCGCAGAGCGGCCATGTGGGTGAAGCCATCAACGACCCGAACCGCATCGGGCGCATGGTCCGCGTGATCTCGGGCAAGTCGCGCGGCATGCAGGCCAAGATTGTGAGCAACCTCGCGACCAGCTACAGGCTCGACCGCCCGCTTCCCATCGACGATACGTCGGTCTGGATTGTGACCGACCCCGGCTGGAACTACTCGAAGGACGTCATCATCAACAATGCCGACCCCTCGCAGACCACATTGTCCGAAATCGAAATCAACAACTACTACGGGCTCCCGTTGCTGGTGGAGGGGGTGACTATCGACAGCCAGGGCGCGATCATTGACGATAGCGACGCTCCGGCGCGAATGCTTTTCATCCCCGGCGTGCAAGGCACCACCAACGTGAGGACCTGACATGGCGCTGGCCTACACCGTTAAAATCACCGACCGGCTGCTGCGGTTCGATACCACCCATGCCGATGTGGTCGTCACCCTTCTGCCCTTCGCTCAGACACCCAACGCGCCGTATGAGATCCACAAGATCAGTACCGGAGACGGCCACACGGTTCTCATCCAGGTCCATTCCGGCAACGGGGATTTCCTCGTACCCGGCGGCGGGACTAACATCACCCTGGACGACGTGGACAATGCGGTTACCATCCGCATTCCAGCCGGCGGGCTCTCCCCGGCCTTCGTCACCTGGGGCAGCGGAGGCGGCGCTGGCACAAGCTCGGCCGCTATCTCTTACGGCACGCATGCCAGCAGACCCGACCCGACCACCGTCTCGGACTCCGCTCTTTATGTGGAGACGGACCGTAGCGAAGTGGTCTATCAGGCTCAGGCCGGAAAATGGCACTACTGCGCGGGGAGGATGTGGGGGACGATCAGTCCCGATCAACGGCCCACCGACCTGGGTGTAAATGATGCGGGCTTCGACTACCACACCACGGATGAACCTCCGAGAGAGTTCATCTGGAGCGGAACTGCCTGGGTCGAAGTGACGCCGGGCGGCGGCGCGGCGGTGCCTTCCATCCTGTACGGCAAGCATGTGTCGAGGCCCACGGCGGGCAGCGTCCCGGATGCCACGCTCTACGTCGAGACTGATCGCGGTGAGGTGATCTATCAGAGTCAGGCCCCCGGCGTCTGGCTCTTTCTCTCCGGCACCATGTGGGGCACCATGTCGCCCGACAACCGGCCTGCGGACCTGGGAGTCTACGACGCCGGTTTCGCCTACCGGACCACTGATCTTCCGGCGCGATCATTCGTCTGGAGCGGCACTGCCTGGGTCGAGACGACTTCAGCGAGCATGGTCTTGAATGGCACGCACGCGGCAAGGCCCGCGGTTGCCAGCGTGCCGAACGCGGCGATTTACGTTGAGACAGATCGCGGGGTGATGTATCAGAACTGGGCCGGGATCTGGCACTACATCGATGGCACGATGTGGGGTTCGCTCAGTCCCGACCAACGGCCTACGGATCTCGGCGTGAGCGATGGAGGATTCCAATACCGCTCGACCGACGCGGACCCTCTGCTCGCGCCCAGGACCTTCACATGGTCGCAGACCGAGTGGGTCGAGACTACCGGAGTGCTGTACGGCCCACATGCCGCGCGGCCCGCAGCAAACGAGACAACGCCATCGCGGACCATCTACGTCGAAACGGATCGCAATGGCGTCATCTACCAGCAGCAGTGGAACGCATGGCACTTTTTGGCGGGGACCATGTGGAACACCATCAGCCCCGATAACAGGCCCACCGACTTAGGCCTGCTCGATGCGGGCTTCACTTACCGGACCACCGACCCGCCTCCGCGCTCCTGGGTCTGGAGCGGCACTGCCTGGGTCGAGACGACCCCAAATTCAAGCGCGCAGGCGCAGACCCCTTGGCTCTCGGACATCGATGGCAATCAGCACAACCTCTCCAATGTGGCGTCGATTGCGATTAACCGGACCAGCGGCAATTCAGTCCTGAGCATTACGTCTACCGCGACTGACGCGCCCTTTATCGATTACGTTCGCGGCCCGCAAACGTGGTGGGTGGGTCCAGGGATCGAGGCAAACGCCGACTTCGTCTTCTACAACCAGACTGCTGGCGTGCCCGTCATGATCGTTGCCGCCAACGGCAACGTAGGCATCGGAACGACGCCCCCCGCAACGGAACTGCACGTCTCATCTGCGGCCGGAGCGACCCAGGTGACCAGTGAATGCACGAGCGGCGGGTATGCGCAATTCCGTGTAAAAAGCGACACCAACGCATATCAGCTTTCGGTTGGCGGCAGCGCGGACGGTGTCTACTCTGGGCATTGCTATATCTTCGATGAGGCCGCTAGTGCCGCACGCATTATGATCACTCCCAGCGGCAACGTCGGTATCGGGATAAACGCCCCGCAGTCCATCTTTCACGTGAGCTATGCGGGCGGGTATCCCAATGGTCCCGTGTTCACGGGTTCAGTTCAAAGCTGCATGGAGTTTTCAGCCGCCTCTGGAGCGCCGAACTCAGGCTTTGCCATCGGCAGATCGGCGGTAGGCAACGACAACCAGGATTTCTTTATCTACGACGGAGTGGCGGGAGCGTTCCGTTTCAACATCACCAGTGCGGGCAAGGTCGGCATCGGGAACCAAGCGCCCAATTTTCAACTGAACGTCCACAACGCCGATACTTATGTCGCTGTCATGGTCACAGGCAGCGATCCCGGGGCAGTGGGCATCGGCAGTTATCAGGGTGCCGGATTCATCCAAGCGTATCCAGACAATACCGCGTCGGCTCTAGCTCCCTTAGCCCTTCAGGGGAGCGGCGGGAATGTCGGCATCGGGACGTACTCGGCCCGCGCCACTCTAGACATAATCGTTCCCTCCCAAGCTTCGACCGTCTCTGACGGCGGCGGCGGCGGGCTGCGTCTCGCGGTGTCTGCCGCACAGGGCGCTACGGGGCTCTATTTCGGCGTCGATGACGCGAACTACGCTTGGCTCGCGTGCATCGCTCCGGGAGTAGGGAGGTATCCCATAGCCCTGAATCCAGGGGGCGGCAACGTGGGCATCGGGACGAGCGCGCCCACTACCCAGCTATCGCTGATCCCTGCCACCAACCCAACGACGCTGGCAGCGGCACAGTCGTTTTCGATTGGTGAAAATTCCAATAACCCGGCCTTTCGGTTGTCTTTGGGATATTGGGCCAACCCCGCTTCCTGGTGGGAATCGGCAATCCAGTCAACCGTAAACGGTGCCGGCGGACCTCTTTTGCTCAACCCCGCCGGGGGCTTTGTCGGCGTGAATATAACCGTCCCGTTGGCCCAGTTGTCGGTGTGTGGGACCACGCCCGATCCAACGGCTAGCATGATTTCCACCACATCGCTGGCTGGTGCCGTCGAGATTCTCGACACCGGAACATCGGTTGGCTCGGGTGGTGAGATCGTATTCTCGGCGTACAGCGGCAACTGGCGCATGTGCGCCATCAAGGCTTACGCAGTCAATGGCAGCGGCAATTCCCAGGGCAACCTCGTATTCTACACTCGCCACGCCGCTACCGACGCGGGCCTCGATGAATCGATGCGAATTAGTGCGGATGGATCAGTCCAAATCAACAACACTTTGACTGTAGGGGGTTTGGTTGTCAGCGGCTCGATGACTTTCGGCAACACCACGGTTAACGGTCAGTTGGCCGTACGTAATGACTTGGCCTCAGTTACTTCCATCGGTAATGCCCAGCTTGCGGTTGGGTCGCAGGCTGACACAACCAAAAACCTGTGGATAGGGTTCGACCCTTCCGCCAATGAGGGCTTCCTGCAAGCTGGTATCTCAGGTGTCAGTTGGAATAACTTGCTCATTAACCCTATCGCGGGCAACGTGGGCATCGGGACGACAGCCCCTACCCACACGCTCGATGTAACGGGCAACTTCAACTGCACGGCGGGCGCGAATGTTGGTGGCGTTTTAAACGTAGGAGCAGGCACCGGCGGACAGCCTGGAGACATCGGCGTGGCCCGTGTCAACGTGCCCACCGCGGGCGCGATCTATTTCGGGAACACCGGATCGAATTATATTTACTTCGATGGAACCGCGTTCAATTTTAGTCAATTCGTCAACGTGAACGCGAGCCAACTTTCCATTGTTGGCAGCAGCCCTGTACTCGCACTCTCCGGCCAGGAAGCCAGCGGCAAGTTGATCACTCTCGGGGAAAACGCAGGCGTAGTGGATCTTGATTGGTATGCGAATGCCGCCTTAATGAGGTTCAACGCCAACAACGGCTGTGTCACGATGGGCTGGAGCGGCCTCGGCGGCAACCTTGGCATCCAAACGAATAGCCCCATTTACCCTCTCGATTTCGGGGCCACTCTTGGCAATAAGATCGCGCTCTACAACAACCCTTTCTACGGCTTTGCCATACAGAGCGGGGTCATCCAATATATGTCGGGGGCATCACACCAGTTCCTTTCAAACGGCATAACATCGCTATACATCACCCCCGGTGGTTTTGTCGGAGTCGGAACGCCCGCGCCCAACGAACTGCTCTCAGTCATCCCCTACACCAACCGGAATTCACTCGCAACGGCGAACCAGATCGCCACCGGGGAAGCTTCCAACAATACGGGTTACCGCCTCAAGATGGGGTATTACAACAACCCCGGCAATTCCGCATGGCAGTCAGCGATTCAGTCCATCGCTGGCAACGCGGCTGCGCCGCTAGTCCTCAACCCGTCTGGCGGCAACGTCGGCATCGGCACGGAGACTCCCGGCTTCCCTCTCGATGTCTGGACCTCGGGCTCGGTCGCGTTGCGTTTAGTCAGCCTAAACTCGGCCAACAATAACTGCCAGATGCGCTTTTACGGAGGCAAGACGGGGCAAGAACTGTGGGACATCGGCACGGATATCGCCAACGCCAATGGTGATAAAGCCTTCATGTTCTTCGACGCGCTCGCCTCCAAGGTCCCGCTGTACCTCCAGCAAGGCACTGGCAATGTCGGCATCGGGGTAATCCCGACGGCCATGCTGGATGTGAACGGCGTCATGAGATGCGTCGGCTCCGTGGCCCCTGCGACCGGTGTTGGCGTCGAAATAACCTATGCCTCTGGCGGTGGCTTCATTCAATCGTATGATCGAGGAGCAGCGGCCTATCACCCCCTTCTTATCGGTGCCAGTTCACTGGAGCTATACGGGGGGAATGTTGGCTT